GCAGGAGGAGCGAACGCTGAGTTCGTTTTCCGGGAAGAATGCTTTCAACAGCAGCGCGTTGGATACGACGCAGATGTCTGTGCACAGACCGATGAGCTCGATCTCCATATCGTCGCTCTTGATGGCGGCGATGAGATCGACGATGCTCGGCGTACCGAAGCTTGGCTTGGTGATATAGTATTTCGGGCGGTAACCATGCAGCGCCATCTCAACATCGGGATGCAGCTTCCAGCCCTCGGTATTTTCGACGCAGTGCGGCACCGGAAGATATTTGCCCTCCCGGGTGTCCATGTAGTTTTCTGTATGAGTATCGAGAGTGACGATGATCGTGCGCCCTTCCGCTTTGCATTCCTCAATGCGTTTGACAACGTTCGGCACGATGGCCTCAGCTTCTTTTGTGCCGAGCGCACCGTTAATGAAATCGTTCTGCATGTCGACGACGATCAAAACTTTATGTGATTTATCTGCCATAAAGGCCCTCCAATTCATTTGAAATATTTATGCTATGTCCATTGAACATTGGCCTTTTATTGATGGTTATTTTTTCATAGGCGCATCCATTTGCACAACTGCCCTTGGTTCACAGACCCGGCAGACCTAACAATAACATATGCCCTCAAGTGGTGCGCTTAAAACAGAGGCGTATGAGGGTCAAGCGTGACATGTATCTGCCAGTTTTGACCAAGCTGCCCATATTTCTGCATCCGGTGTTATTATTTCAGCAGGATAAATCGTATCGGAATCGTCGTATTCTTCTTTATAAAGAACTTGACCAGTTTGCAATTTGCATTGTGTACAAATTATATTTCTCAAATAGTATCGTACACAAGCTCATTTGTGATCTCCTCTTCCGTGATATATGATTTGCTCCTGAATTGCTGGAGAGCCACCGCAAACAGGACACTTTTGCTTGTTGTCATATATACCATTACTGTCTTTTATGATGCGTGGTTCTTCTATTTCTTCAATCCAATCCCATCTATCTGTATCTTTATTTATAATCATTCGATATTCCTCGTTTCTAAAAAAGATTTATGATAGCATGTTGAAGAATTCAGGTTCGCTGATATCCACCGCCAGGCCGGCAAAACAGTGGTCGTTCCAAAGCCAATGATGACGATCCTCCTTGATGCGGTAAAGATCACCATAATCCATACAGTCTATAGTTACGATCGTATCCAGATATTGATCCATAAACCCTTCCGGGTTTTGCCTGGCCGCCCTGTTCGGCGGCCAGCTTTTAACCACCACGACACGGTCTCCGACGTGATACTTACTCATATTGTTGATCCCTTTCGTTGGGCGATTCTGGCGACGACGCTGGAGGTATCATAGGTTTCAACGCGTGTCGAGCCGTCCGGCAGCCAGATTTTTACCTGGCGCTGCGGTTCAAATGGCGGCAGATCATTAGCATTTTCAGGGGCGCAGCGACAGCACAGAGGATAGATCCAGCCGACGGTCTCTTTGACAGCAGGGAAGGCTCCGCATTTGGCACAGGTCCAGGCGCTGACGTGGGTGTAATCGTCAATTAGACGCTCCGCTTCAGAATATCCGCTGTCAACTGAGAAATACAGTCGCAGCACGCCAAACTTTTCTTTCAGCTGCTCGACGCGAAAGTTTTTGACAACGCCGTCGTCGATCAGCTGACGAAGATCCTGATCAAGGCTGAGGCACAGATTGTGCCAGCCCTCAGGGAGATCATTCGGATCCAGCAGCGATTCATTGTTCATCTTGCGTTTCTCCATTCAGAATGCGAATGGCCTTCTTCACATCGTCCCGGTTCAGTCCGCCTTCGTAAAAGTTGGTCATAACCAGATGCTTCTGGAACTCAGGCTCTTCAAAGCCCATAAACAGATCGTCGTCCAGGACGCACCAGGCCTCTACAGGCTGGCCGTCGTGACGGTATTCCGCGATCAGTTCTTCGATCTGTTGCTTGCGGTTAGAATCGTTTGTCTGCACAGAGGTCATGTCGTAGATTTTCATGCCCTCCTCTTTCAGCTTGGACATCAGATCGACGGCGAAGACGCTTTCCTGTACCTCGATCGGCATGCCGACCAGAATGTCTCGGCGCCAGGTGGAGGACAGCACGATCTTTGCGCCGGTGGCGTCAATGATTTCACGCAGCAGCTTGACGTTCTTCGGGTCGACGCCGTAATAAATGCCCAGTTTGTACGGGCACATTTCGTAATTCAGCACGCCGTCGACGTCCAAAAATAATAATTTCATATTCACCTATCCTTCCAATAGGTTTAAGATGTCCGGATCGGGATCTTCAGCCAGACCTTTGATGCAAAAGCGATTCCAGTACCAACCGCCAGTTATATGCGGATCACACCTGTCTTCTTGCATGCGGTATTCCTGCATTTGTTCATCTACGACCCTGACGGTCATGACGGTGCCAAGGTATTTGTCCATGTAGCCATATGTATTTTCCTCAGTAAAAGGCGACCACTGGTCGACGATCTGTACACGATCGCCTACTTCATAGATGATAGTGCCGTTGGATAACGTTTTCATAGTCGATCTCCAAAGTAATATTTTTTCACCCGATCGTCGCAGGCCCAGCGGCCAAAGTTATCATCCGGCCAGCCGTCCCTGCAGACGCTGGCCGGAACGACGATGACGCAGGGCACTGCACGGTCTTTCATATCGTCCTTGCTGTATCTGGAGTTGCCCATATTACGCCAGTCATCCTTCGGTTCGAGCACCAGATCGTCGAAATCAAAGGTGACGTCTTTTACGCCGGCTATATACGCATCGTATACCGTGCCGGCGTTATGCTCGTATGGCGTGTCGTTCCAATCGTCTCCGGTCCAGTCGGAAAGACTGTCCGATCCCAGATAGAACCGGACAGTCTGACCTTTTTTCATAAAGTCTATGATTTTCACGCTTCGTCTCCATCGTAGGTCCAGGTTTCGATGCCGTCTGTGTCGCTGTCTACGGTGATTATGGCCTGTCGGATCAGCAAATCTTCCGGCATGTGGTGCATTTTATCCTTGAACCAACTGATGATCGGTTTGCCTGACCAGACGTCGCGCAGAGCGCCGACGATAGTGACGGTAAAGGCGTCAATATATTGTGGCGGGTTCGTCTCGACAAAAATTTTCAGCGAGCCTTCGGAGCCTGACGGCAGAAAACGTTCCGGGTGGCGCGAATGTTCCAGCCATACACTGTCCGGACTGTCAAACAATAACTGTTTTCCGAAGCAATTTTTAACGTACTCAATATCTTCCGGCGTCCGGCGCCGGAAAGAATTGATTCTGACGACGGCGGTTACATTAGTCCATGCGCTCATATATTTTCTCCAGTATATTGGCGATGTTTACCGCCTGGATAGCGATAAAAATCAGCGCTGAGGCTATCAATATGTCCATGTATTTATTCTCCGTTCAGATATGGCAGTCTACAAAGCTGACATACGGATCGACGGACGCATCGTTGATGTAACGCAGCCATTCGTCCATATAGGCTTTGTTGGAGTCTGCCGTCACATCATCCGTGGCAAACCAGCCGACTGTTCCTGGCGAATGCCAGACGCCATCAGGCGTGACAAACGCAAAAGGCATCACGCTGGCGCAGTGCCGGAGCCATTCTTCCAGTGTGCCATATTTATCCAGGTAATACTGCTGCTTCCAGAAGGGGCGTGGATCTACATCCTTGCCGTCGATTACGTAATCCTGCCAGAAGGCTGTGGATTTTGCCTCATCGAAATCATGATTGGCATAAGTGTACTGATTCTTACGGTAGTGCAGTTCATCCGGATCCCACACGCCTGGCTTCAGGCCAAACTCATGGTTCCTGGCGTCCAGGTTATAATAATCCCATTTGGCGTCGGGATTGCACATATACCCGACCTGTCCATCTTCGTTGCGGCAATATTGATTGTGAGTAAGCCAGGTTTCAAAGTCCCAGTCTTCCTGACAGGCTTCAAAATCACGCCGAAGATCGGCCTCGTCGACCGGATGAAACGTAAAGAAAGCTTCGTTGTTTTCATCGTACGGAGCCAGCAGTTCGCCGAAATCATATGGATGATTGGCAAAGACCGCTACGGTATAGTGACTCATCCTTCCGCTTCCTTTCTTTTCTGACGCGCAGCGGCGAGGCGCTCAGCACGCGCCTGCCGCTGCTCTTCAGTGATATTGTGTTTAATTTTCGGGCGAACGACGATCCAGCTTACAGGCACTTCGATCTCGAAGCCGCCCGTGTCGCAGCGAATGACACGCGTTTCATCCGGATGGGCGGCCGCCAGATCAGCCAATGTCTTGGCGACAGCCGGCCTAGAGGTATAGACGAAGGCCTGCTTATCCGCATAGCTGATGTTGATCTGCGTTTCCTGTTCGGCAAACGCAGTCTGTATAAAAGACGTATCATACATCGAACAATTTCTCCGGCTGACCGAGTTCGCGCCTTAACAGATTAATTTCCGTATGGCACTTCGACAGTTCAGACGCGCGGTAGGCGGCCAGGCCTTTGAAGTGCATGACGTTTTCGTAGGCGGCGACGCACATAACTACGATGCCCATGACCAGCCCGCAGAGAAACCATAAAGCGCACAGCACGACGTGGATCATGGCTCGTCCACCTCCTCGACGCTATCATAGATCAGTTCATAGGTATGATCCGGGTTCGACCGGATTTCAAAGTTCTGTCCTTCGCATTTGGACAGCGCCGCTTCTACGGCGTCCTGAAAATTGGAAAAGTGTTCCTTGTAAAGCACGGTGATTCCTGCCTGATCTTCTGTTTTTGCCAGCCATGACAGCGCGATATCTTCCAGCTTATCGTCTTCCAGATAAAAGCTGTCCCATGAACCGCCGTCTCTGGCGATATTGCACAGCAGCTGTCCCATCCGCCAGTCTGGCACCAGATGCCAGACGCGGCGGAGCGTTTCAGTAACGCGGTCTATCCGATTCGGGTCTCTCATGAATCCTCTTTCTCCGTGTTCAGTAGTTCAGATGTTTCGTTGAGCCAATACCATGTGCAGCGGGCCGGCATATCAGGATCTTTCTTGTCCTTGAACCAGCAGGTATCGCACTTGTTGATGGAGCACAGCCATTCCGCCAGCACAGGCAAAGGCATGTCCTTTAGGACTTCGTAATTGGTCATGCTTTGGATTCGATCTGTTTGATTTCCCGGTCGAGATACCAACGGGCCTTCTTCAGATCCTGCAGAAGATCTTCCTTCTTGCCGGCGCGGGTCACGTATTTGACGACGTTGCCCAGATTGAAGCCAAGCCCCTTGGCCTCGATAAAATCGATGGTTTCGATGCCGCCGGAGGTATAATGAGCCGGGTGATCGACGGGATCGTTGTGATCCATGGTGATGGTTTTTGTTTTGAAGCCTTCGGACTTCTTCTTTTTGTCGGCAAACTTCTTGAGTTCAGCCGCCATCCAATCGTCAAAGCTGAAGGAGTCCCGCGCCGAATCACCGTCGCGTTCCAGCTCTTCAAGCTTCTGAATGGAATCCTGTTCCAGTTCTTTCTGATCGGCTTCTTCAAAGCCTTCGACGATGTCCATCAGGTCGTCCAGGGTATAGGCGGACTTTTTGCCCGGCCGGGGTACGTAAGCTGTAATCATTGTATCCTTCTTTCTTAGTCTGAGGTAGAACCAAAGCCGCCTTCACGCTTTGCGATCAGGGCGTAATCACGGAACGCGATGCCGTAAGGCAGCAGAATGCCCTGAGCGAACCGCTCTCCAGCGTTCAGCTCGAACGGCTGATCGCAGGTCATTTTGATGATAATATGGCCTTCGTTTTTCGCGCCGAAATAATCGCTGTCGATAATACCGACGGTATTAACCAGGCGCAGACCATACTTAAAGCCTAAACCTGAGCGCGGCACGACGCATAAGAACCAGCCGTCCGCGATCTTGCAGCGGATACCTGTAGGGATCGTCATCGCTTTACCGGGTTCAAAAGCCATCTTGCAGGGCAGATGAAAATCATAGCCTGCCGAGCCTGTGGTGGCGCGTTTGGGCAGCTCTAACTGATTGTACATTTCCAAAAACCAGGGCGTTTCACAGATCTGGGACACAGTATCCTGCTCTGCGCCGAGCATATCCTGTGCCAGCCTGGCTTTGGATACTTTCATAAATGAAGCAACTCTCTGATCGATCATTCTGCCTCCATCAATACGGGATATTTTTCGTAAACGGAAAATAAATACTGCGCATCCTGTTCGTCCAGATGCGAAATTGTGACGGTATATTTGGTGGACGAATCGTGCCGCTGCATCAGCACATACAACAGCAGATCCTGTGTTAAGGCGCCGGCTTTGCCGTCCGCGTACAGCCCGACAGACTGCTGAAAGGCGATGACCGCCTGCTTAGTGCGCTTGCCGAACTGTCCGTCGGCCCCGTCTGGACCGAGGTCAAAGCCCAAGGACAGCAGATTGTTCTGTAGCTGCTGCACCGCTTTGCCCTTCATGCCTTTTTGCATGGTCTGATAGGGTTCATAGACGAATTCATCAGCGTCGAAGGTCCGATTTACGAACTCATCGTAGAATACCTGGCTCAGCTCGGCCCGGCGGCGCTTGTTTTCCTTGGTTTTATTGGCGGGTTTTTCATACAGCAGCATGAACGCGTCGGAAGCGAGCTGAATGCTGTCCGCCTGACACAGAATTTCAAGCACCGTCGAGTAATTGTGCAGCTCCATACAGAGAAAATAGAGCTGGCAATCCAGATCGCCGATGCTTTTGCCGGTTGTTTTGGCAGCAGCCAGAAGGTTCTGCTTTCTGCTGTGATAGGTCCATTGAGCCAGACCGTAACCGGCCTGATCGTTGGCAAAATTCTGATACGTGCCTTTGTCAACGGCGGCTGTGTATTCGGCGTCCGTCATGCCAAGCTGCTTGACGTAGCTGTTTTGCAGATTGGCCGGCGTCAGCCCGCTTTCAGCATACAGATTACCCAATACGGCAGCGACGCCGTAGGGATTCTGAATCAGCGGATACAGATATTGCCAGATGTGTTCAGCGTTGTCCGGGATTTTCATACGTCATCACCTACAGCATACGATTATTGTACCAGGTGATCACCGCGTGCACGACAACTGTGCACGCGGCGAAACCCAGCATGATTGCCCATGAAATCAGCTGGTCTGAACTCATATTAAGGCCACTGAGCAGGACGCGCATCCAGCAGGCCACACTGTTCGGTGCAGTGATAGACGCCGTGACGATCGGCCATCACGTCGTAAGCCACATCTTCCAGCAGCATCGTTGTTTTGCCCTGGAAATCGCCCAGGTTGTCGTTAAAGAACTGCACGGGCCGGCAGGACCAGATGACGTAGGTGAAATCGCCCAGCGGGCTGGTGACAGACTTGGTGTCAACCAGCGTAGGATTGTTTTCAAACGCGCGGGCATAGGCATTGACATAGCTGTCGGACACTTTATTGCCGGGGATGACGGTAAGCTTGACGCTTACTGTGCCAAACTCAGCTTCCTTGACGAGCAGCTCTTCCAGAGCCGCCGCTTTGACAGAGCTTTCCACATAAAGTTTAATGACCATATCTTGCTGATCAAAGACGACGCGCACCGACGGGTCATCCTGAAACATGGCTTTGACCTCTTCGTAGAAGGTGATCCAGGGAGGAGATAATTGTAATTTGTCCATAACGCAGGACCTCCAATATAAGAATAGCGGCAGACATACTGCCGCAGAAAGCTGGCGGAGGGACTCGAACCCTCAACCTGCTGATTACAAATCAGCCGCTCTGCCGATTGAGCTACGCCAGCAAAACGGAGGCGAATGGATTTGAACCATTGCGCGGCGCGAGCCACCTGTCGGTTTTCAAGACCGATCCCTTCGACCGCTTGGGTACGCCTCCGTAGCTTTTGCTGTCTGAACAGTCATACAACAGGCGGATTATGCCTTGCACCCCGTCGACCAACCGTTTATCGGGCCGATACACGTGCCTGCATGGCCGTTCAGACAGCCGTTGTCATTCGTCTGTGAGGAGTTACGCTACGCTCACATCAGCCGCTTCGTGCGCGGCAGCCGGAATACCGGCTCGTGCGGGCAGAGGGACTCGAACCCTCACCGCCAGAGGCGAGCGGATTTTAAGTCCGCTATGTCTGCCATTCCATCATGCCCGCGAAAGCCCGCTGAACGCGGGCTAATCCAGCAGATCGACGATATCTTGTTCTTCAGGATCTGACTTCTGCTTATTGTGATGGGCTATAAAATCCTGGATGACCTGCCAGTTTTTCTGACTCCAACTGAACCAACCTGGCCCATCGGAGGCAGCGATATATTCTGGCTCATTGGAGGCGGTGGTAGCAATTTCAGCCCATCCGTTGGAAACGGTGTATGTAGCGGAAGTGCTGTACGGCACCCAACCGCCGGTTAAATAATCTGATGTCGGCATTAAGCTTCCTCCAGCATTTGAAGAATATCTGGGTCCTTCGGCGTTGTTTCACCGTAGAAAACGACAGAGTCGTTTGTTGCCAGATCGGCTGTGATCGTACAGGTGGTATCATCTAACCAAGGATAAAGTAAAGTGCCTGCATATTGCTGATTGATGGTAATGTCATTGATTTGGCGGGTATTCAGCTGCATGATAGGCTGATGATCTTTATCCATAATCAAAATATATCTTGCATCCTGCAGCCGACTGCGCGTATCGTACTCACTCATACTTCAGGAGGAATTCAGGATCCACGGCTTTGAAGCTCTTCTTCCCGTCCAGAGAACGGCAGACGAGGCCTTCCCTAATGGTCGGTCCCACCATTGAATCGCCGTGAGCCAGCCTGATCATTTCATCCACGGTAGTGGGAAGCGGCGTTTTGGGCGCGACAATGGGCACAAAGTTAAGACCGTGTGTCGTCATGATGCCTTCCGCTTTGAGCGACGGTGTGCGGCCGGCGGGCGTCAGCAGATTGAAGACATAGAACTGGGGCTCAGTTACCTTGTACTTATTTTTCTGGATCTTTGGCCCCAGACATTCGCCCTGGATGGCGACCCAATCGTTGTCGCCGAGCAGGTTCATCAGCTTTTCCCTGATGTGATACTGCTCAGAAACCTCCCAGTAGATGGAGCCATCGTTGACCGGCAGGCGCCGGTTGCGGGAGCAGACCATGTATTCATAGGTGGTTTTGAACCAGCCCACATGTTTAACCAGCACGAAGGTGCCGGAGGTGCCGTCCAGCTTTTCTGTGAACACGTAGGGCGAACGATCCTCCAGATACCAGGGAGCGCTTTGGATGCGCGTTTCGTCCGTCTTCGGAATGAAGCTCGGGAAGCTGTTGTTCTGTTTCTTACCGAGGATCAGGGTTCTGAACCACTTGAAACGCCTGAGAAACCGCGGATATTTCTCTAATCTTTTGTGAGATTTTTCAGCTGCACTGCTGCGGTCGACCGGATCATCCATCTCCGGTTCATACTGATGAACGCCCAGAAGATTAGTAACATCCTGACCGAGAACGTATTGCCCTTCCGGGAGGATGGACATCGGGAAGCAGATGCCCTGGGATAATACGCCGGCCATTTTCATGGTTTTGATTCTGAAATTCTTGGAGCGCAGGAATTCAAACTCCGGCTTTTCAGGCAGCACGGAATCGATTTCGATGTAGACGCACTGGTCGCCTACGTTGTAATCAGCTTTCTGTACAATAACGCGCCAGCCGAGCACTGTAGCCAGCGCGATCCTGTCCTTGCCTGGGATCGGTTCGATGGCGTCGATTTTCTGTACTGTGGCTAAATGTCTCATATGTTTCTCTCCTGTGAGAACAAAAAAGCGAGCACCCGCAGCATGGAAGCTGCGTGATGCCGCAGATATAATCAGAGAATGGAATCGATTGAGTCGATGATTTCATCGCAGACCTTGAACTTTAGGCAGTCTTCGGCGTTCAGTTCCCAATCATTGGCTTTCTTGCGGTTGAGCGTCGCCTTCGGGATATCGGTCTTTGCCAGAATGTAATCCTTCATTTTCTTCAGGACTTTCTTGTAAGACTCGGACGCGTCAAGCACCTTACCCGCGTCTCCTTCGAAGCCGGCGGAGCCTTCATGAATGATCATGGTGGCGTTGGGTGTCATGAATCGCTTCTGGCCGGCCATAAAGATGAGGCCGGCCGAGGAATGCGCGACGCCGATATTGTAAGTGTACACAGGCGTTTTAGACATCTGAATCGCATCGACCAGCATCCACATGAAATCACCGATGCCGCCATAGGACATGATGACGATGCGGATCGGCTTTCTTTCTTCGACGGGCTTGCCGGCATCCTCGGCGTTCCAGAGCATGATCTGCTTATGCAGGCGGAGCATGCTTTCATTGACCTCTGTTTCCAGATAGATGATGCGGTCTTTGAGCAGCTGATGATATGCCAGGTAATCCGGATCAGGAAAGTTGGGATCGGCAGACAGGGAAGCCAGGATTTCCGATAAAGCATCGGTCAGTGATATTTGTTCAGGCATGGGGTACCTCCGGTGTTTTGTTTAACAGGTCGGCCAGTTTGGCGGTTTCAGAACGGACGGATTCATACATGTGCGCGTAGGCGAACAGTCTGTTGCCCTTCAAACATTGAATGGCGGCGTCCAGACCATTGTCCCGTTCAAAAGCTTTGGCGTCGATCTGGGCGAAATCGCCTTCTAATACGAGGATAGAGCCTTCAGACACGCGGCCCAGCAGCAGCTGCACGTGCTCGCGGGTCAGATGTTCCGCCTCGGAACAGAAGATGATGGCGTTCTTGATATCCCTGCCGCGCAGGAAGCCCAGATGCACCACTTCGATTTTGCCATGTTCGATCATGAAGTCCAGCTGATCCTTGCCGCCGATATGATCAGCCAGCGGCATGGCCCAGACAGACATCTTATCGTTGTAATCGCCTTTCAGGTGACCAATCGGGTTGGAATCTTTGACCTCGATGTTGTTGCGGACCCAGACGATCCGTTCAAACAGGCCGTCCTGCATCATTTTGAAAGCGCAGGCGGCTGTTAAGAAGGTTTTGCCGGATCCAAACGAGCCGGAGAGACATTTGACAGTGGTGGTATCATCCAGCAGCAGATCGATGGCGCATTCCTGCTCGGCGTTCTTGGGCTTGACTCTGCCGAGGGCTGTGCTTTCGACCGGCTTGCGCCAGATGGGCTTGTATTTTCCGTCCTGCCATTTATATCGGTCGACCGTCCTACCGTCTGCATCTGTCAACAGCAGGTACTGATTTTCCAGCAGGTTGAAAACGTTATTGGATTTATCGGCATAGATCAGCGCCGCTTCTTCTGAGGAAGCCGGCGCTGTAACGATACCGGTGTAGGCGGAAGAAAGTGTTTTGATAAAAACACCTCCAGTACATTAAGAATCAGTGAACTTTTTCCAAGTCAGCGGGTTCGTCATATCTGCGATACGATGACGGATGGCCGCATACTCGTCGGCCGAAAACTCCTGAGCGCGTTCGGCAATCGGCTGATTTTTGAAACCGACGCATTCAAAGCGGCCCTTGATTTCAGGCTTGTTGGACCACAGCCATTCCTTGGCTGAGGGCAGGTTGCGGGCGTAGACGTAGAAGACCTTGCCGGCGTCCGATTTATCGGTGATCCTGTAGATGTAGGTTTGCTTCATCGGTTTTCCTTTCAGCGTTGGTGGCGATGACGAGACATGCAGCGCAGCCGTAGCGCCACCAGCACGGGCACGAAACATAATGCACGCAGTCTACGCATTCACGGGGCGGGCTGTTGGATACATCCATCTTGTTCACCTGCCTTCAGCACGTTGTTCTGGACTAGAAAGGATACGGCAACAGCGGCGGCGTCGGATTCATCATCCGTCCTGTATTCAAAGTCCGGGAACCACCGCTTCAATGCGGCGGCTACGTCTTCCTTGGTCGCCTTGCCGGAGCCTGTGACACATTTCTTGACGGTGACAGGATAGATTTCCGCCCAGTCCAGCCTGAGCCGGTAGAGCAGCCAATCCATGACACCAATGACCTTGTAAATACCGATCTCTGATTGGGCGGCCCTGGCGTTGAACGCTTTTTCCCTGGTGAAGTAGACGGGCTTGCCGTCGTTGGGCACAAAGAAGACGAAGGCTTTCATAATTTCGTCCAGCAGCTGGCCGTGGGTTTTCTGGGTGGTCTTATTGTCCACGCTGACGGCCTCCGCGCTTTGGAGCGCGGGGCCGTCAGGCGTATTCTGTACGTAAACCTTAAAGAAGCCTGGCCTGCGCAGACTCAGATCTGCGGCGAGGACCCAGTATTGATCCGGCAGCTTAACAGGTTCTGCCGGCTTTTTGGTTCTCTTTTTAGCCATCAGATGTGACGTATGATCTTTCCGACGGGCTTCGGCACAAACGTCCGTTCTTCAGTCATGACAGGCTGAAGGTTGTCGGGAAGTCCGAATACTTCCAGCTCCGTATACCATAAATCATGATCGGCGGCCAGGTCGCAAATTCCATCGGGTTCCAAATCATCCAGATCTCCGTGTTCAGCTTCAAAATCGGGATCTTCGATACTGATCTCGTTCAGACCTGTTTTCAGCCAATCGAGCGCCATGTCTTCTTCTGCGAAAGCGCAGCATTCTTCACCACGGTCATAACATACATAAACTTTCATAGTAATTCCTTTCTGTCAGAAGGTAACTTCCAACGGTTCCAGAAATGGTAATGAATCCATATAATCGTTGTACGTTTCAATCACGTACTGCAAAGCGGCGTCGTTGTCCACTTCCTCGTCCCAGAATTCATAGAAGGGCGTGTACTGAGAGCTCCAGCTGTCGGTGATCAGTACGTTATCGAAATCGTTCCATTCCGTCATATCCCGATCGAAGGCGATACAGATAGAAAACTCGCTGTCCGTCAGCTTGTTGACGAAGGTTTTGCCGATGTAACCCATGGCGCCGCCCTTGATCCAGCCGCCGTCCAGGTGCATGTTCTTAGGGAGCGGTGAACCCTGGGCAAATTGGTAACGTTTTATTCTGCTCATAGATATTCCTTCTGAAACTTGTGCGTAATATCAAAAACTGCGGGACGGTTTTGATCGTCCCGCAGCTTAAACATGCGCTGATTGGTATTTGGATTGGACAACGGCCCGCGATCCTGCCGCCAGGCACCGAACTTGATGTAGTCCAGATGCTGTAGCAGCTGATCGTCGATCGCCTTCAGGCTGTCCGCGCCGGTGTACAAACAAACTTTGAAGCCCAGTTTGTGAGCGAGGCGGCTGCAGAGAATCAGTTCGCGCGGCCGCCATTCTCCACCCATCAGGCAGACGCAGGTGACGCCGCCGGTATAGGTAAGCGCGTCCAGAATCTGCCGGTATATAGGAAGGAACAGCTCGCCGGTGTATGACCACAAATCCTGCGAGTGGCAGCCATTACAGCGATGAGGACAATCCGCTATATTGAACGCGACGGCGATTTCATCCGGCACTTCTTGCAGACAGACTGCGCTGCCCTGGCACTTAAGAGGTCTGTTCATGCGGGACCTCTGCGTAATAACGCCTGGCGGCTTCCTTCTGCCGGGCTTCGGAGAAAGAAGAGATCAGCTTCAGATAACCGATGACGCGAGTGGCGTAATCCAGGTTCTCGCTGCCGCATTTGGGACACTTGGCAAGCTTGTGCTTGCTGATGTGACCGCAATCCCGGCACACGGTATTCGGAATATTGAAGGTAAAATAGGGACAGCCCGTCTTGATGGCGTAATCCATCAGCATACGGTATTGCTCCTTGGACAGATGTTCGTCCAGATTGCAATGCAGGGCCGAGCCGCCGTCCAGATACTGGGTAAACTGGCGGCCGTGCAGCACAAACTTATCGAGCACGGAAGTGGTCGGATCTTCTACGAGATAGAAGTAGGAATTATAGCAGGCGCGAGGCACGGAATAGTCGTCCCGCTTGTCCCACTTGGCGTTTTTGACACCGAGGTTTTCAGCAGGCACATATTCCGTATTAAACATGATGCCATCTTCACGATCAGCCTTGTTCAGATCGCTGATGATCTTAAGCACGTCGTTGACAAAGTGCTCGTATTCCTCGCAATCCGGCTTGATGCGATAGCCGAGGAACTCGGCGGCCTCCACGAGACCGTTGATGCCGACCGTCAGATACTGCCGATCCGGCGCGACAAACTGCGCTTCATACAGCGGCAGGAGGCCAGCGCGGTTGCGATCTTCGAGGATCGTGTTGAAGGCTTTCAGATATTTATGGACGCGGGATACTTCCACCTGAATGGCGCCGTAGATTTTCTGCATCAGCGGCACGGCGGTCATATCCGGGTCTGTATAATGAGCCGCTTCCTGAACGATGCGGTTAATGTTGATGGTCATGACGCACTTGGAACCGGTGGACACACCGCCGGCGCCGAGCGTATAGGAGAACTGATTGTCCTGGATCTCGTTGCGCAGCCGGCAGCAGGAGGCCAGGCTGTCTACGTTGTCGGAACGATACAGGAAGAAAGAGTGGCCCTTTGACCACTTCTCGGCGACAAAATCAGCCCATTCTTTATCCAGAAACTCTTTGCCGTTGTCAAGAAGGTTGACTGTCTCGACGGGGAAGGTGAGGATTTTCCGCAGTCTTTCCTGGTTAAACCAGGTCATGAAGCGTTTCTGCAGCCAGTTGACAGACGCCCATTGCATGGGCGAGCCATCCGGGAAACAGAAGTCTTCGAACATGCCGGCAAAATAATACTTGTCGAAATAGGCGATGTTCCAGAAAACCGCCTGATTGCCACGGGCTGCGGCGGGCTGGTTGATAGAGTAGACCACCTGTTCAAAGCAATCGGTGATCACACGATCGATAGACCGGCCGCGCGTCGTCATATCGACGACCTGATCGGGATGCAGATAGTATTCGTCGCCGTATTCCTGCCGGATAAAGTAGTCCATATACGGAAGAAATTCAGGCGTTGAAACGGCGCCAGCCAGCTGCGCGGCGGCGGCGAAGACCAGGTTGATAAAGGCGCCGCAAAAAGAAGACAGATTCTTCGGCGCGGCGGAGGTTCCGCCCAGATCCTTTAAGCCTTTTAACAAAAACGGATACATGGTGATGGAGGCGCAATAAGGCTTTCCACACAGGGCCGTCTCATCGTGGCGATAGATCCGGTGCGTTTCCAGGTCTTCGATATATTGCTTCGCCAGATCTTCTCCATACAGTTCAGCGATGCGCTGCTGCATGGCGAGACGATTGATGGCGATGGCTTCCTTTTTGAATATTTCTGATTCCATGGTGGCGATGGATTTCTTTTCTACGTTGGCGTTGGCGTCCACCTCGGAACCTGACGCGGCATTAACCGCCTTGGAATAGCTGGAGATAAAATTCAGATAGGGCTGACGGTCAGCGTACTTAAACATGCTGTGTACCGCCTTTCGTCAGCGCAATCATATCCGCCAGATGATAGACTTGACCGTCCATCACCAGCGCCGGCACAGAGGAAATATCATGCAGGCCGGCTTCATGCGCGTCCTGAGAGACGACGTAGGATATCTGGGCGTCGTCCAGGATCTGCTTCGCCAGCTGGCACTTGGCGCAGTTCGGCGAGGTAAAAAGAATGTTCACGAGACAACAACTCCTGTATATGATACGCGGAGGGCGCTTGGGTGCGCCCTCCGCTGTACGTTTTTAGGATTCCTGGGACTGCTCTGCCAGATCTGCAATGATATCATCCAGTTCCAGCTCGGCAGATTCGATGATGTTCATCAGATCGTCCGCGTCTTGCATGAGGCGACGGTAGGCCGCCTTATAGGTGGCGAGATCCTGCGCTACCTGATCGCGCTTTTCGACCAGCTTCTGATAGCCTTCGTCTGTCGCGCGGGTATCTACACTCTTTTCTTCCAGCATGGTATCAAACATCAAATCGCCCTCCGGTATATCGGTTTCTGGATCCACCAGTTCAAACAGCTGTTCAAGGCAAGCAGTCAGATCATACTCGATATCTTCCAGTATGTCTTCCAGATTGCTGATCTTCTGCGTTTCGGAACGCCGGAGATCTTCTGTGATCGAAGCGGCAAAACGTTTCAGATCACGCTTGCGTTTGTTGATTTCTTCCAGAATCCGGAGACGTTCTGCGTCGAACCGTTGCACTTTATCCTTGAGCTCATCGATTGTCAATCGACAGCACTTCCTTCCTTAACGTATTGATGATACAGATCGTCAAACGCGACAGGAACGGCGTCAGCAGAGAGCTTCAGCATCTGAGTGGCGAGAGCCCTCATCTGAGGATAAGCGGCAGGAGCGCAGCGCAGTTCAAAAATGTGGCGCCATTCGCGCACGTTTGCTTTCATGATGATTCTACATGCAGTAGAGTTAGGCAGTACTTCTCTGGCCTCTTCGGGTTTCATGCCCAGTTCGATCAGTTTCTTGTAGCTGTCTTCTGCCAGCAGCATGGAGCCATACCACTCGGCAGAGGCTGATAGAACAACGGAACCATCTCCCTCCGTGTTATCCCACTCGGGCGCGTACCATTCCGGAGCAATGAAAGTAATATCGCCGGTCTTCGCTTCCTGAATATAGCGCTGAGACTCAACACAGAAGGAGGCGAGACGGTGACGGGTCAGTTCAGCGAGCACGGCGCGGGAGGTGGTGATATCGAACATGAGATCAGCAAACTCCAGCGGGGTTTCATGCCCGCGCTTGATCAGACTGTCGGTAAAGCGAAGACAGGAGTCTTCTGTAATTTTATCCTGAGAAGCATAGCAATTCCGGCCGGCAAACTCGATCGACTTAAGGAACTGGCTGCCCTGATCCGGCGCCGGCTTCAGCAGGATGACAGATTGAGGAACAATAATCAAAGTAACACCTCTGATTCTTCTTCCGTTTCCGCCGATATTTCAGGCGCGTCATCTTCGTCAAGCTCTGGATCAGGTTCTTCATCGTCAATATCGTAAACGCGCATGCGTTCCGGCGTACGGAATTTGGTGGGGTTAACCTTCTTATAGTTGGCCTTTTCGATAGCGGACAGGAGACGCGTCACGGTCAAAGGCGAAGCGATCACGGAACCGTTGTCCAGAAAGATCGCCGAATTGACCTTGGCGCGGCCTGCCGCATTAATTAAAGTGCCCGCCTGCTTTTCATCCTTGATGGTGCGGCGGGCCTGATATGCGTTTGTAGACATGATGGCGACGATGCGCGTAGCGCAGATCGATACGTCATCAGACACCTTGATAAAACGCAATGGTAATTGGTACAAGGGACATCACTCATTTTGCGGCCTGCCTGAGCAGCAGGCCGCGGATATTAAAACAGATCGTCGCCGTCAAAGAAGGTGTCGGTGCCGGTCAACGTATCCCAGCTATCGCCTGTATGACCGTCCTGACCATAATGGATCTGATGACCGCCGATCAGACCGGGCATACTTTCGCCCAGGTACTGACCGCTGCTGTCGCGATGGATCTGCCCGGCAAAGAGACCGGGATCCGACGAGCCGACATAGCCTTTGTCCTGGCTGTAGTGTTCCCAGGAGCCTTCAAACAGGCCGGGCCAGCTTTCGCCGACATAGTTACCGTCTTCGTCGTAGTGGATTTTCTGACCAAACAGACCGTCGATACTGGTGATACGTCCAGACATGCTTACACCTCTTTCTCGATTGTATGGTAGGCGACTGCCCAGATATCTTTGACGTCCAGCGGAATTCGCTTGCCGTCTTTATAGGAGCACCGCTGCCGGACATCCCATTTATCAAACGAAATGAGCTGCCCGACAGACAAAGGATGGTTCTGATAATAGTCCTTGCGGACCCGGCAGATACCGCCCTTGCCTTTGCTGATGCTGTACAGCTTTATTTTAATTCCATATAAATCGTCTATTTCCTGCACGAAATACAGATTGGGATCAGAAAATGGATCGCAGGACAGACAAATGCACATGAACTCCAGTTCAGCGCGGAGCTGGTCTGCGATATCCAGATCTTCGTTGGGAAGATCGTGTTCCATCTGTATCAAATTCTGAGTTCTGGCAGTAACAGATTTTTCTGACAGCTGTTTAGTCAGTCTGTTCTTGCCTTCCTTGAACTCATTGAACACCTCCAGCAGCAGCTTGCTGCCGCCAAAAGCGGAGAAATATCCGAGACGGATCAGCAGTTCGATCTGATTCTTCCGGACGCAGGATTCCATCTGCAAAGCTCTGAGCAGAGACGTGAAGCTGTCAAAACACCGTTGCCCAAGCGCATAAAGGTCATCAGCGGCCAGCTGAGACATATCTTTGATGGAAGAAAGACTTTGAGAAATTGTTTTATTATCTTTATCGATGTACCAGTCACGATTGTCCTGGCCAAACTTGCCAGGCGTCATGCGAATATTCTGGTATCGTTTCATCTCGTCGACGATCAAAGCCACCTTGGCCTTGTTACCTTTCTCCGTGTAGAGTTTCAGCATCGTCGTATAAAATTCGTACGGGAAATGCGCTTTCAGATACGCGCCGTACAATGAATCACAGGCCATACTTAAAGCATGCGCACAACAGAAGAGGTACGATGCAGCGTCATTTATAATCGTCCAGATTTTATCAACGATGTCCGCTGCCTGTTGATCGTTCGCCCCTTCTTCTTCCTTTAACTTCTTTGTAAAGCCTGTTTCAAAACGTTCACGAAAAGATTTGACTTTGTCTGCTTTCTTCTTCTTTATAGCTTTACAACAGACGTACGCATCAGCCGCAGGAATTCCGGCAGCTTGCAAAATGGTTAATATCTGTTCGTCATAAAGAAGAAAAGACGAAGGTATTTCCTTGGTCTGCAGCAGCTTATCCAGCGACGGAATGCCGTAGCTGAACGGCTGCCTGGCTATAAACGTGGACAACATGGATTTGAAGCCGGGACGCACAGCCGCAATAAAGGCGGCAAGTTCCACTACGTTGGTCGGCTTATACTGCATAACCCGCTCTGTGGTTTTATCGCGCTCTACCTGGTTAAGGCCCATGGTGAAGCCGTTGGCATAGAGATTCCAGACTTCGTGATCGTCCTTCACCTTATCCAGCAGCTCGTCCACCGACATGACCGGCAGGCCGCAGGCTTTGAATGCGGCGTCGATGGTTTTCACGACGTCAACGCGCAGGTAATCCTTATATACCGTCGGTTTCCCGATATTTATAAGCGGAATAGACTATATCTTCATCCTTGCGAAAGGATGCGTGGCACTTCGCGAATCGAGAATTTCACTCGACCGCTACTCCCCAATGGGATAGTCGTTACACCTCCTGCGCCAAGGCGCAGTTTGGCACGGTATTGGCATGTAATGTTTCAATGATTTTATTGGTTTCAGATTGTATGTCGTCAGAATATTTGATTTCAAACATAGGAATATGATTTTGTCTACAGAACTCTCGTTTGAAAGGGTCTGTTATTTCTCTTTCATATTTGCCAAAGTTTATGTTGTACGTTTCTTCTTCGTAATGCTGAATGCCTTGCATTTCTATGACGGCAATCAGTTTATCCTGATCTATAATCTGAAAATCGAACAGCGGATAACCACCAGTTGGTAATCTCAACTTGTCGTTTCGTTTGTTCTGAATAAAGTTGATCTTATGATCTTTCAGTATTTTCGCAATCAGTTCTTCGCCTCTGCTTTTTGTGCATCCGCAGCTTTGAGTCTTGCCGACTCTCAACTGATAACCTTCGACCTCTACTTCGTTACCACAATCGCATCGGCATTTCCAAATGATTTTATGGTTGTTGGACTTTAATACTTTGGTTCTGCTATAACCTAAGACCAACAATTTACCGAATCTTTGACCGGTCATATCGCGAATAGGTTTGCGAAAGTTTTCTCTTTGCTGACATCCGCACGAAACTGTTGTTCCGTTAGTCAGCGACTGCGAAGAAACTGTTGTATAATTTCCACATTGACACTGGCATAACCACATGGTACGTGGTTTGCCGTTTGGCAAGATATGATTCTCAGCCCTTTCAATAACCGTCAGCCGTCCGAAAGACTGGCCTGTCAAGTCATTGAATTTAGCCAAAGCATCACTGCCTTTCCGATAATTGAAACATTATTTAGCTGTTTACCGTTAGCCTGTTTTATAACAGACACCTTGTATGTACAAGTTCACCACGTTATCCTGTCTGCATTACTGCAGCAGGGGCCAAAATTCAGCCTTGAGATAACCATAGGCGTCAGCGGTCTGACCATCGATATAAGCTGCGTATACGGCGTCTTTGTTGCCGGACTTTGCCTTGACCCTGATGACGCCGATCTCCCGACGGATATCCTTATCCAGCAGCAGATGAGCGCAGGGATGAGGCGAGAAGTTTGTCACGATGCCCTGATACTGCTGGCTATCTTCGATCAGCTGCAGATATTTTTCGTCCACGTAATCTTCAATGCGGACATCATCTTCGGCGTTGTAATCCGGATCATCCTGATTGTTTTCCCAGGCGTGCTTCAGATCGTTCTGATAAGCTTTCAGCTGCTTGGAAATCTCGTTGGAGGTTTCAAAGTCCAGATTCCTGGCTCGGGCCAGCAGCTTGAACGCAGACAGCACTTTGTTTGTACCGAAGGCGATCATGGGCAGGCAGCCCCACTCGCCGAGGATTTCCTTGCCTGCCTTCTCAAAGGCCGGAACGTTGGCCATGTTCAGATCCAGATCAGGCAGGGCACCGCTGGCCAAGCGTTCCCTGGAAATGAATCTTGCCGGGTACAGTTTGACCGGACATTTGAGACGGTTGATGGACGTAAAGCCCAGAGCATAATTGGTGCTGAAGGATACGCCGGAACCTCTGCCGGTGGTGGTCAATACGCCGCCATACTGTATGCCTTTATCCACAATATCTTTCATGGCGATAAAGTAATCGGCGGTGCCTGTATCGACGACGGCGTCCATCTCCTCATGGATGGCGGCGGCTTCCTCTTCGTTCGGCATGCCGGCTTTATCAATATAGCCGTAACAGCATTCCTTTTGATACAGCTTGTTGCGCTGAGCCAGACTCAGATCCGGCCGAGAACAGGGGATCTTTTTCTCTGTGGTGAAATGAACGCCTTCAAAGTCCCTGAGCTGCAGGGTATTCTGCATGGCTTCCTCAATCTGGGCGCGGCTTAGGACGTGCTGATCGAGCAGCATCTGATAAGCTTCCTCCGCCGTGGGCAGATAAAGATCGAACTCATCCTCGTAGCCGTTGTTAATGCCGGAGGAAAGCAGCTGTTCTTTGCGAAGAATGGCGTCTTCGTGACGGATGTAATGGCTGTCGGTACCATAGATGAGCGGGATATCCAGCTTGCGGTACAGTTCAAGCACATGCTTGTTGTGCTCTATCTGAATAGCCTGCGGATGATGCTGCACTTCCAGGTACAGATTTTCACGAAAGATTTGTTTTAATCTTCCGACGATGTCTTCAGCCCGAGAATCCCTCGCCGGGCCGGCTACGCATGCCGTAGTACACAGAAATTTAGTGTGATCCAGACGGGAAAGCAGGTCAAAATCGACCCTCGCCTTCCTGAAGAAACCAGACAGGTTGGCTTCGGACAGAATTTCATTCAGTTCATAGAAGCCTTCCTGATCCTTGGCAATCAGGATCAAGTGAAAGTTGCGATCATCCTTCAGATCCGGGTTCCGATCGGGCACAAAGTAGCATTCAGCCGCGGCCAGCGGCACCATATCATACTTCTGCGCGATTTCAAATTGACGCCAGACATTGGAACGATTGCCGTGCTCGGACATGCAAAGCACTCTTTGCCCGCGATCGGCGTAGACCTTGGCGTAATCCTCGATGGCCATGGTGGAATCTGGCTGAGTGAGAGGATTGGAATAATAGGTGTGGCAATGATAGTTTTCATATTCGTACACGGCTGATCATCACCTTACCTTTTTCGCCAGACAGGCTGACCGTTGCGGCAATGATCCCGCATATTGCAGAGATTCTGACAGAAGAAATCAGGTTCCGGCTTCTCGCTGAGCCAATCGAGCATCTCATAAGACTCGATCTTGTTCATGATGTTGTCCGCCCAGGACATGGCCGCCTGATAATCATCCATCGTAAACGGCCGGGACATGCGCAGACCGTCTTCCTTGAACAGGTTGAACATCATCAGATCCGGCCAGCGATCATACTGCTCGTGCACATACTGAGCGTAGATCAGCTGCTGACGGTACATTTCGTCTTCGCTTTTCTGGAATGAGCGCAGGGATTTGGACTTGTGATCCAGGATAATCAGCTCGCCGGTGTTCTTATCTTCCGCCACCATATCAACGATGCCCACGAAGGGCCGGCCGCACAGTTCGATTCTGAACTTGGTTTCCGTGCCGATGATATGAAGATCGGCAAACTCATCGAAGGTTTCAAAGTATCGAAGGCCGGCGTCATAGGTCTTTTCCACGTAGCCCTTGGCGGCCAGAAGCCGGGGGAACTGGGTGACCACTTCTTCCGGATAACGCCGGATATATTCTGGTACCAGGTCTTCCTTTTTCAGCTCGCCCTTGGCCCAGCGATCGATCAGATCGTGAATCAGGCTGCCCTGTTCGGCAAAGCCGTTGGACTTTTGCGGCAGGCCTTCGATGCGCTGGAGGTAAAACCCGTAAGGACATTCGTCAAAAGATGTGAGCTGCGAATAGGAGTACACATGATTGTCTTTTAGCAGACCCATACCGGTTCTCCCTCCGGATGATCAAAGACCGCCTGATGGCCTTCCGATGACCGATCGCTCAGACGTACGGGGATCACGGAATCGATGCCGTTTTCAGAGATGATCATGCACACCTGCACGGCGGGACCGTAAAGTCTCTTCTTGGAAGTATATTCGTCGCCCGAACCGCAGACGGAACCGTTGCGGATGTAGTTGATGTGTTCCATGCGGGCTTCAAAGATGTGCGTATGGCCGGCGACGATGGTATCGATGGGTTCGCCCAACAGATGCCCGATGCGCTGCGCCGAAGTAGCCAGATCCGGATCGAGATCGCCGTGCACGCTGACGTAGGTTTTGCCGAAGATCTTGAACAGACCGATGGTGCTGTCCAGGGTATTCTCAACGAATGTGATGTTATCGAACTTTTCCAGCCTGACCTTGCAGTACCACGGGACCAGATCGTCCAGCTTTTCGCCGCGCAGGGCGTCGCTGAAGCTGGGATCTACCCTGGAGTGATTGCCGGGCACGGCGTTGACGACGACGTGACCGAAGGATTCGGCCAGCATACGCAGGAATTCAGCAATCAGTTCGGACACGCCGGTGATTTGACGGATGATGTGCTCCCGGTTTTCGATGCGGATGGACTGATGAATGATGCCGGAGACGAGATCGCCCAGCAGAGACACATAAACCGTGTCGATATCTTCTTCAAAGCCGATGGTGATCAGGCGCTGGGCGTACTGAAGGACACGCTGCCTGGCCACATCGGCATTGTAAGTGCCGGAACGGGCGTGAAACGCGATGCCGAAGTGAATATCGGAAAGCAAAGCGTATAAGGCACGCTTCGCCGGCGCCCTGGATGGCGCCGTCTCGCGCCTGACAGGTTGGACACGCCGGATTTCTTCGCGGAACACGTCGAGTACGTTGCCTGTTCTGGCAGCCGCCCGCATGACGCGATTCTGTTCGGCCCGCATATCCTGTATCAGCGCTTTTTCCCGCTTAACGGCGGCAAGATATTCGACGACGCCATCAGCCGGCAGGGTTTGAGAAGGCGGCTGCGTATAATCTTCCGGCTCTTCATATTCGGGCGGCGGCGATTTCTGCAGCCGGTGATAGCGTTTGCGCCAGCTGGAATCATCCCAGGGCGGCAGGTGAGGGCGCAGCACTGAGTTAAAAATCTTGGACAGTTCAGTCCAGGTCAGATCTATCGTCCCGGCATATTTGAGGTTGCCGAGACGATAGAGATACTGATCCTGTTCTTCGTCCGGACGAAGGGTGTAAACAGTGTCTATAGTAACCAACTTCTTTCAGGGGATTAGAAGGGCGCTGCCGTATTGACGGACACGCCGCGCTGCACCTGGAATTCAGGCAGCATGGCGGCTGGATCTTCCGGCAGAGAGATGCCCGTGTGATCCCAGCTGTAATGCGTATGATCCCCGGCCGCCGTCTGGAAGATGCGGCGATTGCATGGATCAAAGGAGCATTCGATGACCGGCTCTACGCCGAACTCCCGGTTCTTGCAGACGCGGATGTTCGGTTTCTCGATGTTGAGCACGGTATCGGCCAGGTTCGTAATATTGGAGGAGCCGGCCACATCATCATTCTGGAAGATGGCGTCAGCCCGGGTTTTCCTCGGGTGGGCCACGAGTATGACGGCCACCTTGTTCTTGACGGCAAAGCTTTTCAGAGCGCCGACAAAATCAGACTGGGCCTTGTTTTCTTCTTCGGCAGAGCACTGCAGGGAGGACATCAGATTATCCACCAGGAACAGCTTGCAGCCATAACGGCGGGCACAGACGGAGAACACGTCGAGAATGGCTTCCTGAGTGGTCTTCTTGGTGACGAGACTGTTATCGAACAGGAAGAATTTGCCGTCGATATAATCACGAATGCGCTGCTGGATTTCCGGCGGCACAACGGTGAAGTGTTTGTTGCTCATGCCGTCAGTGCCATAGGTGATGTACTTGCTTTCGGTGGCCTGCAGCATAATCCACTCCAGGAACTTATAGGCCGGCAGCTCGCCCGAGTAGGCGCAGACGGTGTGACCCTGCTCGATGGCGTTCAGACAGAACTGGCCGCCCAGGGTGGACTTGCCGTGGCCGCGCTTGCCGGAGCAAACGGTGAGAGAACCTTCGGCCAGACCGCCGATGGCGTTGTCCAGCGCCGGGATGCGTGTATAGATGCGCGGAACCTTGGTAGGATCCACGAACTGAACGGAGGCCAGATTGAGGATACCCTGCACGGGCGCAGGCTCGCACTGATCAACGACGGCCTTCAGGCCTTCCTTGCCCCAGCACAGCAGGATTTCATTGGCGTCTTTGCAGGTGCGGCCATAATCTTTGCCGTTGATGACGGCCTGCGGATATTCGGAGGGGATCATGCAGCGATCTTCGCCGAGGCGGGACATAAGTGTGGTCATCATATTGATGCCGGGCTCGTCCATATCGCCAAAGAGAATGATCTGCTGAAACTTTTCGAGCCAGTTCCAGCAGGTATCCACCCATTCCATATTGCTGCAGCCGCAGGGTACAGAGACGGCGTTCATGATGCCGGCTTCGTACAGGGACAGGGCGTCGATTTCACCTTCGGTGATGATGAGCGGCTTATGGAAGGACACCTGGTCCATGCCGAACAGAATGGGCTGAGTGTTGGCCATCTGCCATTCCTTGCCCATCTTGGCGGTGGCCTTGTCAAAGCGCTTGGGCTCGCGATACTTGACGTAGATCAGCTTATCGTCCCGATAGAACGGGAACACGATGTTGCCGTTCTGATCGCAGCCAACTTTGAAAGCGTCCAGCGTTTCACGGCTCAGGCCGCGCTGATTGAGATAGTTAAAGGCCGTTTCCGTGAGCGGCAGGATATCTTCGGCGTTTGGACGAGCATACAGCTTCTTGGCTTTCATGCCACTGAAGCTCAGAGAGATGGTTTCCGGAGCTTCTTCGCCGAAATAGTTGCAGAGTTCCCGAAAGGAACCGGACTGGCCGCACTGGCCGCGTTTACAATTGTACGCGCCGTTATACAGACCGACGGCGAAGGTATCTTCGTCGCTGTTTTCGCCGCCCTTGCAGAAGGGGCAATACTTAGGGATCAGTTCTCCGTTGCGGATCTTATAGGAACCAAAGTGCTTGGCCGCCATAGTCTTGACGGCGTCAGAGATATTTTCCATGCAGTAAACTACCTTCTTCTTTCATTTATTTTCGTCAGCCGAATGTTTTCGTCGAGCTACATGAAGATTTGTCCGCCCCTGACAGGGCGGAACAAACGGACACAGCACAGGAACGCGGTATCGTTCTGTTAGAATTTACTGAAACGACAGGGGGACGGAACGTTTGAACGTGTTTACGCGCAGCGATCAAAGCGTAATGCGAAAACGAATAGTGTTAAGCGTTCAGGCGATCCGGTGGATGACTCCCAGATGGTGGAAGCCTATATCTTTGTTTGATTTCAAACAGATATAAAAGCCTGTACAGAGCGCAGGTTTTTATGCTGTTCAAAGCCAGACATGAAACGCGTTGATATGCTGAGTACACCTGTTCAGCCCTGTCAGGGGCGGACATGGATCACTTAATCAAAGATGCCGGCGGATATGGCGGCGGTATAACAGGAATCGTTGACGCTGAAAGCTGGTTCAAAGTTGACTTCGACGTCCAGCAGGATGCGATCGATTTCCGCAGACCGTTCGTCCGCCTGATCCATCAGTTTCTTAGCGGCTTCGGCCGCTACTTTCGGATCGAGTATCGGGGTTTTTCTGGTAACGATTGGATACAGGTACTGTGACGCGCCGGCTGCACTGATGTACGCGCCTGTGCCCATGGAACGGGATTCCGTTTCTTCCAGGCTGGCCAGCTTACGGAAGGTCTGACCAATCAGCCTCATCTGGCGGGCCGTATCGAGGGTGCTTTTGTAGCCGGCGGCGTTCATCGCCATCGAAGCGTCGATGGCCTGAGACACGGCCGCATATTCCTGCAGCAGGAGCCGGATGAAATCAAAGGCCTGCATGGTGTTGAACCCGGTGCGGGTAGGCGTGGAGACGTCAATGGTTTCATCTTTTTCACTGGGAACGACGGACTGCTTCAGATGCAGTTCCGTCGTTTTGTACTGGCTGGCGTAATCGAAGGTCAGCATTTCCTGGATCCATTCTCCGATCACGCTTTTGTACCTGAACGCGTCTTTCAGTTTCATCGGCGTGATCCTTAGGCGCCGAAGGGATCGTCATCCGGCATCGGCGCGGACACCGGTGAGCGCGGCGCTTCTTCAGAGCCCTTGGCCTTCGCGGTGATCTTCACCTTAAAAGCGTCGACGCGAAGACGGACGCGCTTCTGATTATCTCTCTGACTGACGTATTCCACCATGGACAGATCGCCTACGACCTGGACAGCGGTGCCCTTTTCGGCATGCTGGGCGAAGGCTTCTCCGCGCGGACCCCAGAGACTGACATCGTAGAAGTTCGTTTCATAGGTGCCGTCGGCCTTCTTGACAGCGGTGGACACCGCGACGGTGAAGGCGGCCACCTTCGCCTTGGAGGCGCCGACTTCCTTCAGTTCGGGATCGCGAACGAGGTTGCCATGGATTACGACAGTTGCATCATTGGCCATAATTGTTTTCTCCTTTTTCGTTGGCTGATTTGTTTTTGAGAAGAGGCTGTTCTCTTCTCATATATATCCATTCTCGAATGCGTACGTTTTTTATGCCGCATTCAGATCGGACAGCAGGGCTTCGAGTTTATCCATATCTTCGCACTTCTTGTAGTTGACCATGCCGAGGACGGGCTCTACCTTCTCGGCGGCGAACTTCTTCTTTTCATCCGGAGACATGGAGCGGATCAGAATCTGGATTTTCTTGTCCACCTGCTCGCGCAGGGCGGCCAGATCGGCCTTCTGCTGCTTGACGGAATCATCTTCCTCCGGCAGATCTTCGCCGGCGTAGATATACAGGCCGAGCCCGTGGCGGGCGATGGCTTTGGTGATGGACCGCTGAATGGCCTTGTTGACCTGCATGGATGTGACGTTATCAGCTGGAATCGAAGCGTTCTTGAAGTCCATAACAGGCAGTTCTTCGATATATTCCTGGACATAGTCGCCGTCCACCACGGTAACGCCGGTCTTTACCCAGCAGGTGCGGCCGTCGGTGAAGTAGTTCCAGTCATCCTGATTGTGATAGATGGTATAATAGGACAGAGGATAGCGCTTTTTCAGTTCAGCCCAGGCCCAGGCCCAGCTTAAATAGGTCAGGCCGTTCTTCTTTTCTGTGTGCTCGGTGACATCGATCTTGTTGAGCACGTTGAACACGGACTGCACTTTGGCTTCCGCAGCCGCCGCTTCGGGCGCGGCGGCCTCTGTTTTCTTGACGGGAGGCATAGCTTTCACTCCTTTAATCATTGTCGCAGTTTTGGTTTCACATTTTCCAGCGCATAAAAGCGTTCATCCCGGGTCAGAATTTCCGACATGACGGGCTTTCTTTCCCAGAACGCTTTGAGACGGGTGAAGCCCTGATCCACCGTTTTGCTGAAGGTCGGATCGGGCACGCGCTTGATGAACAGCGCGGGCCCTTTCTGATACCCCGACAGATCGCAGGGAAACCAGAACAGCCCGCCTTCCGGATAATACTTGCGCGTCTTTTTGCTTTTACGTCTGCCTGGCTGATACATTTTATCCCTGGTACGATAAGCGGATAAGAAATCAATCATCTCTTCGTGGCCTGTGAGCGTGGTGACCAGCACTTTGGGCATGGCGCCGAGCACATTGTCCGGCTGAACGACACGCCAGGGGGCGCGGCTTTTCGACTGCCCGCTGGTTTTGCACAGCACGTAGGATGGCACGAAGTGACCTTTCTGCATATCCGCTTTCTTTACGATGGCAAGGTAGTAGTACATTTTGCCTCCTTTGCCCGCTTCCGTAAGGATAAATGCCGAAGCTTTTCCGTGGCCTTGCGATGCTTCAGCTGACAGGAAGCGCAGCGCTTCTGCCGGCTGTTGATGCGCGGACACCACTGGCCGCAGTCCATACAGGTGAAGAAACCCTTTTCCAGAGCAGAGCAGGCGTGTTCTTCCACCCAGATGGGCAATTTGGCCCCGCAATGTACGCAGGTCATGCAGGTCATCAGGTTTAGCTTCAGATTTCTGAGGGCGATATGACCGAATACACGCCAAAACATCTGCTTATGGGCGGACTTGTCCTTTCCTTCGCCGACAAAAAGCGTATAGGCGATCGAAGGATAGGCGTTTTCAAGATTGCCGCACAGATCGGTGAGCTTATCGGTGATCAGCTCCTTCAAGGCTTCATAGCCGAAGGCGTTGTAACGATCCATGATATCCATCATGGACACGCCTTCGATTTTGGACTGAAGATTGCTGTCGTCCAGAGAAAAGAAAAGATCAACGGCCTGCTGATTGACGGAGGTCACGGGACCTTCCAGAAACATCTGGCCGTTGAAGGGCGGAACGCCTACTGCGTTTAAGTTGATGTTGCCGATATCGTTAAATAAAACGCAAAGCCGGTTCATAGTAGAATGATTAGGCTTCGCGCATTGTTTCTTCTTCTTATTTGTTTCGATGTGGCGGCCGTTCTTGGAAAACTGGAACCAATAAGGCATGCGCCCATTGGGACCGCCGATCGCTTTGTTGATCCTCGCAGAGACTTCCGGATAATTTTCGTAGCTGTTGACGGAGCCTGTTTTCGCCCCGTCAATGGTGAGATTGTTGAAATAGCACAAGAGCGCCGCCGACTGTAAATCAGGGTGCGGTCGGTTCCAAAGCCGCGTTAAAGCGTTGGAAATCTGGCCGATGCCGCTGTAGTCGTGTGCCCTTTTGACGCCGTGAAATAAGGACTGCAGGGAAACTTCTTCCGAGCCGGCCTTGGTGGCGTCATAAAACAGAGGAACGATGTGATATTTTTCGATATTTTGCTTCGCGGTCTTGATCAGGATCGGATCTGACACGACGTTCAGCTGATCTCCATCCACCTTGCAGTACCGTCGGTTTCCCGATATTTATGAGCGGAATTGACTATATCATCACCCTGCCTGGCAGGGGCACAGCACTTCCACAGCAGGAATTTCACCTGCCGCGTACTCCTTTACAGGATAGTCGATACACTTTTCTGTCATATACTTGCCGTGTTTATAGCGTCCGTTTTGTTTGCCCGGCCGCCTTTGTTTCTGCATGGCTATTTCGGGATGCGCTTTATAGAACTCGCTGAGTTTATGGTTGCCAAAGTTGGGGTTATTTTCGCCTTTCATATCCGGTTTGTTCGGCGTGCTGCGCCGAACATTTTCGGCATGGCTGATCCAGCGCAGGTTCTCCAAAGAAAAATCCTGCCGGTCGAAGTTGATATGATCTACTTCAGGCAGGTTGTCCGGGTTAGGAATAAAAGCCAATGCAAGCAGCCGTGCGACGCCCAATTGACGCCAGCCTTTATCTGTTTTCACAGATACAACTGGATAGCCGTCTGCATTTTTATGATGTTTTCTGACAGAATGGTTCCAAATGATCGTACCATCTGAACAGACTGTAATTTCAGCGCCTTTTAATATAATTGTTCTTTCTATAAAACACATCTCCTGACAGACTTAGCACGGAATCAGCATGGGAAAACCTTTAGCTTTTTCCGTTAGCCTTACAATAAGACACCGCGCATGTGCGCGTTCACTGTGTGATCGATGCGGATTGCTCCGCAAAGCGACGATGGTTACTCATCGAACTGGAGAACCCTGGAAATCAAATCGTGACAGCTGGTATAGACACCGTTGGTGTAAAACCAGGAAGCGATTTCCTGATCATGATTGACAGCGCGAATCGAATGCTCGAGATACAGATGCGGGTTCCTTAAAACGTCCACTTCGTCCACGTCCCGGAACGGTCGGGCGAATACTTCGCCGTTTTTGAGCAGGCCTTCCGGTTCTTTTTGACCCAGAAACCAGAATTGACAGGCCGCATACAGATCCGGGATGGCAAACAGACGTTTATTTTTGCATCTTATTTTACCAGATTTTGCATCCAAGGTCCATCGTTTCTTGATCGCTTTCAGGGAGTCCCTGGAATAGGCTTCCCTGAGCAGCTCCGGATACAAAGTAAGCGCCTGACGATACGGAATTTCCGAATAATCGTCGGCGCCCAGAGCATGCAGCATGTGTTCGCGATCGTTAGCGAGACTTTTTATGCGATCATATGTCGGCTTTACAAATTCCTTCAGATCAGCGTCAGGAAAATCGGTCAGGGTTTGAATGAACTGATAGTTGAGCTCCGAATTTCCGATATAGGCCTCTTCCATGTTGGTGCGGCCCAGCTGACAGTGATAAAGCTTGAAGAAGGATTTGTATTCGTCCCAGCTGTCGTAATATTTCCAGAGCTTCAGCTGAGATTTGGTGAAGATGATCTGAATATCTTCTTCTTTCAGGTCGTGCGTTTGACCCCAGACATCCTTGATCTTCGGTTCGCAATGGTGCACGGAACAGAAGCGAAGGTAGTCAAAACTGCACAAAAGGCCCTTAAGCCACGGACCGCGTACCATAAAATTCCACCTGGACACGGAGGGCAGCATCATGCCGGCACCGTCGGTGTGATTGATGGTGACGGTTCGTTCGCCACGCTCCATCGTATAATTCGGGCTGATATAATCCATCAGGCCGGCGACGGGCGCTTCAAAATCGTCGATGACGATACAGCGGTCGATGTCAAAGGGAAAAGGATCGGTGGCGGAACAGGGTAAAGCAAGATACGCCATAAGCTTACTTGTGTTAATTCCACCCCGTTCATTGATCCGTTCCCAGGTGAGGCCGCACATAATGCGGGGCTCGATCTTATTCCAGGCTTCGTCAGAAAGAAACTGCACCTTATCGGTTCTCAGCTGGCCGGCGGAGGCCGTGGAGAATCGATAGTGCCGGACAGAGACAGTGCCATCTTCATTCAGAATGGACATATTAAAGCCCTGCAGGATGATTTGCCGCAGGATGTCCAGAGATTTCCACTTGATGATGATCTTGTCAAAGGTGATCTCGTTTTCATGAAGACCGATGGCGCGGGTTTCCTCCGACACAAATTCGGCGATGCGTCGGTTGGGCCGCAGCGTTTTCCATGTGACGCCTGGCGGCCTAACGGGCAAAGACGGATCGAGCACAGAGGTCAGGTTGATTTCGCGGGAGACGTTTTCATGGGTTGCGATGAGCTGGGACAGGGCTTCCTGCTGAACGCGCTTCTGTTCGATAATTTCGTCCCGGTTCGGCACGCTGTCGTTCAGCAGCCGTTTCAAATGGGCAATCTTAAAGTACAGATCGCGTTCCTGGTCGGTGAGTAAATCGTAGGTAGAAAAGCTGGTGAGGCGGATCTGACTGCTCAGATAGGATTTATTACTCGTGAAACCACCTCTTTCTGACATTGTGCGGCATGGCCGCGGTTGCACCCGCGCTGAACATCAGTAAATTGGCGCGAATGTAGGAAAGTATTGAGAAAACCGGAGATGCCACCTATCCTAAGTGTGAAAACGAGGAGTATTTATAGGAGCCGGCAGCCTGGCGGAAGCTCCGCCAGGCTGCCGGCGTATATAAATACGACGAGTTCCTCTGGTTTATGGTGATCTCCTGATGACATCAAGAGCGTTCCGGGTTTCTGACAAATCAGTTGCCGGGAAACTACTGCATGACATCTCCGGTTTTTCAATCAATAGGAATGGGATACTATTCGGATGGCTGTTTCCATCAACCGGTCGTAATCATACCACCATAGCCTCAGTTTGGCTTTGGTGCGGTTGATAACTTGTTTTACGTAGTCGGGTTCCGCGTATCTGTAATAATTGACCCGACCATCAAACGCCTGAAGCCATTCCAGGGTCAGACTTGGCCGATCATACTGCCATTTCCGGAAGAAGTTGTACATATCGGCCTTCAGATAGCGTTTCGCCTGATGACCGATGGTGATCTGATGGTCCGCGTTCAGCATGTATCCCAGGTTCCAGTTCTTGCCTTTAATACTTCCGTACCGGGTCTTTTTGTAATTCATGCGGTACGGATAACCGAGGGACCTGAGCGTTGCGAACATCAGCCTTTTGATACCGTCCATCGAAAAAGAAAAGCACGAGGAGATCAGACAATCGTCCGCATAACGAGTATAGACGAAGCCCCGGCGCTTGAGCTTTTCAGTAAACTCGTGATCAAAGGGGATCATAATCAGATTAGTGAACATGGGGGACAGGGTGGAGCCCTGGGGCAGACCATTATTCAGAAACGCGTAGCCGAGCACCTGCTGAAGCAGCGCTTTCCGTTCATCCGACCTGCAGAATTCAGAGAATGGCCAGATCATCTCCAAAGCGTTCATGACGCATTCCGGCGTTGTGGACCCAAAGAAATTCTTGAAGTCCGTTTTCATGAACCAGCTGCTTCGCTGATGCCGTCCAACGCACTGATACGTTGAACGGTGGCGAACGTAGGCGTAGGCGGCGTTATGATACAGGGCGAAGAACCGGCGTTCCAGCACCTGCTGGATTCTCAAATGAATTTGGCGAAGCTGATCGCATGGATCGTCGATCCGGCGGACGCCACCATCACGTTTTGCGATGGCGTAATGCTTGTACCAGTCGTGGCCGGTCAATGTCTGAGCCTGGGCAAGGATGCTTTTCAGTTCTTCCTCAGCGGCTTCAGCGTCAAACATCATAGCCAGCTCTTTGGGCGCGACGTCAACCCTCTCGGTCGCGGTCGTGCTGGTTCCATACAGAAACGTGCTTTCGGCGCCCGGCAGCTCCGGCTCGTCATCTGTCAGCATAGACATATAGATTTGCTCACTATTGGTTTTGCCAAACAGGCGCCGTGTAATATACATGCTTTCTCCTTATCCGAGGGCGAGAACGTCCCACGTTTCCGTATTGATGAGAATGGTTTTCTTGATCTGCTTCTTTTTAATGAAGTCGATGAAGTTGACGACGCCGCAGGTGACGATCATTCGCACGGTGGCGGCGACACCGAGGGTCACGCGGCAGGCGGACATCGGCGTTTCCTGCGCGGCTTCCTCGTGGCTGAACTGCATCGAAGCGATAAACGCGTCCTTCTGCTTTTCGTTGGACCAGTCGGCCGCGTAGTGCTGAGCATCGGTCAGGCGGGTGCGGAAATCAAACATCGCTTTAATAAACGGGTTGCTGCGATTGTTTTCAGCGATTTCCCGGCGAAGATCGATGTTGTCCACGCACAGGAAGACATAGCCGCTCAGCTTCTGATTGGTGTAGCCCTTATCCGCGATACGGATAGAATCGGCGAGGTCCGGATTGATGTCCAACAGATGATCCGCCAGGGCGGTCACCTTTTCCTTGCCAATATCCGACGAGGTGAACATCTGATTGACCACATTTTTCGGCTCGACGACATCAAAATCATACAGCGTCAGATTTTTGACGCCATATCGGACCAGCAGCTCCGCCAGCGTAGAGCCGACGGAGCCGCAGCCGATGATATGAATCTGGCCGTCCACCATGGACGGCTGGAAGAAATCATAGCTTTTCGATAAATCCATTTTTTGATCCTCTTAGCTGTAGTAACCGCCATAGCCGCGACCATAGGGGGCGGTGCCGTCATCGACGAGATCGTCCCAGTCCTCGTAGCTTTGCTGATGCTGCTTTTTGCCGTCGGACTTTTTTTGCTTTTTGTCCGCGGCCTGCTGAAAAGGGACCACGCTGGCTGCCCTTGTTTTCACCTTTTCCTTCGCCGCGGCGATGAACGTGGTGTTGGTGGAGGTTCCTTCATCGAACAGGACGGCCATATCGACATCCTTGGTTTCGTACATGATATTGTTCGGAATATCATAGATGGCGGTGGAGCATTCGCCCCGCTTGTTCCAGATCTGAAAAATCCAGGTTTTGTCCGGGTCAGAGGCGGCCATCAGCTCGGTGCGGTGGTTGATATCGACGGACGACGGATAGACGCCCATGTTCACATGGCTGTGACCGTGGAAGAACATATGATTGGCCTGTTCCTCGGTCAGATCGATCAGGAACTTACCGTAACCTTCGTAATCGGTGTTCACGGTCGAACCAGTCACCTCCTGATCGTACACGAGAATATCGTAGACGAGCCAGGAGCGTTCATCGAGCTGGCGGATCAGGCCGTGCCAGCCAATCTCGGTCTCGAAGGATTTGAGGAGCATCAGCATTTTCAGATACGCTTCCGGCGTATAATACAGATGCGCCCGTTCTTCTTCCTTGGCTTCCTTCGAGGCAAAGCTGCGAGTAAAAGTAAACGATCCGTCGGCGAGACGGACCGTTTCAAGGGCTTTCATAAAATCAGCCCTGATCTGTTCTTTATCGGCTTCGGTAATCGTAATCGGTTTCATGCTTGCTCCTTCAATTTCTTCAGGGCTTCTTTGGGTGTATAGGCTTTTCCGTCGCGGTCAACCAGGACTTTATGCTTGGCGCTGGCGCGGCAGAGATTGGACATAAAGGGATGGAAGGTAGCGCCGGTCTCGGCCAGATTGATAGACTGGCAGGAAGCGACACACTGTTCGATGGCTCCGATATAATTGCTGTTCCTGAGGGCGTCACGGATCGCGTCGCGATAAGAGCCGAGACAGGAATGATACTGCAGGTGCGGATTCGGCATGTATTCGCGCAGCAGGTATTCGGGATAATCGTAATTGCGGACGACACCGACATCCGTATTGAGCGCGTAGAAGGCGCACAGACGGATCTTGAATTCAGGATCGTCGGAGAAGATGGCGTTCATCAGCAGCTCGCAGTTTCCCTGATCGTTGAAAGGAGCGGGCGCGTCAAAGCGGAAGATGCTGCCATTGGCGGACGCACGACGATAGAAATCCAGATCGAACCATTCAAGGGTCGTTTTGACGTAGAATTTGATGGTTTCGTCCTGAACGGTCACCAGCTCCAGATTCTTGTGCCGCCTGAAATAATCCACCAGCTCCGTGCTTTCGTTCTTCGGTCGCAGCAATAACGCTTCATACCTGACTTTCGCTTCGTTCAGCTGTTCGACGATCTCGCGATAGGCGGTAATATTGGCTTCCAGATCTTCTTCGCATTCGGTCACACGGTTCTTGGAGCTTTGGAGAGCACGTTCCAGCTCGACATTGGCAAACTTCTTCAGAAAATCTTCGTTGATTTCCTGCTCAAGGCCGATGGTGCGAATGATCTGGGCTATGGCGCTTTCAAAATCGCTGGCGGTACGCTTGGTCAGAGAGACGCAGAGCTGCTTTTCCTCATCGGTCAGTGGTTTTAGCTCAAAGGGCTTCTTGACGAAGGCCGGGAACAGAGACATAAGCATGTGCAGCTTTCTCAGATCCATCTCTTTGGCGAAGATTACTGCGCTCATGTGTTCTTTGTCCGTTAATATACCACATTCTACCCATTTAGCCAGATATTCTTCGTGCTTCTTGAGCTCCTCATACTGAGGATGAGCGGCGGCAAATTCGTTCGCTTTGACCTGATAGCCGTCTGTGGCGAGCACGGTGTAGCTGTTCGGCAAATCCGCGTCATCAATGGGCCAGTTGGGGACACCGATAAAACGGAGGGTGAAAATCTGATCTTCCGGCAGCCTGTTAAACAAAAGGGCTCTGGCCGTCGCCAAACAGACGGTGTCATTTACTGCGAGCCGAAGCTGGCTGTCGGCCTTGATGTTGATCAAACCTGAACGTTCATTGCCAAAGCGGTCGGTCAGGCCGCGAATGGCATTCAATTCCTGTGAAAACATGAATTCTCCTTTTGTTTAACAGGCTGCCGCGAGTTTCCCCGCGGCAGCCTTATAATGATTACTGCACAGTGATGAAGCTCTTGATCTTCGCTTCATCTTCGTGGATGGATTCGATGGCGGCACCGAAGCCTTCCTCGAGCTTGTTGAGGCGCAGCAGACCCGTGCCGATGGCATCCATCAGGTGCGCTGCCACATCATCGCCGCGATCGACGGTCATGGTGATGGTGGCGAAGCCATCCTGATTCGTCGCATCGGAGAAGGTGGCGCCGTTGGCGTTGATGGAGCCGGAGGAGCGGGTGGTCACGTCGATGGCGAAGAGCTCCTCATTCTTCTTTTCGTCCTTGTAGAGCTTCAGCGCTTCGGGACGATACTTCTTGGCCAGCTTGATGTCATCCAGCTTCAGAGCGGAGGTGACGACGGCAGCCTCGCCCAGCACGGTCACGGTGGCGGCGTTATCCGCCTTCACAACGACAGACAGATAGCACGCATCTTCGATGCCGTGCTCGGCGAAGGTCTTATCGAGATCGCCGGGACGCAGTGAGCAGCCGTCGATCTGGGTGACGCCGACGGAATAGTTGATGTGCTGCTGATCGAGCACTTCGCGGATGGTGGAATCTTCGGACACGTTGATCTGCTTGCGGCCATTGTTGGAAATCAGGGTGATCTGAATCATGTTGTTTCTCCTTAAAAATATAGATATGATTAGTAGAATTGTTTGCGGCAAAATACACCGCGCGGCGCTTGTAGGGCCGCAAAAAAGTATGTGATTTTTTGTGAGAAAATTACTGAGGCCCGGCTCTCACCTGTAACATGCGTTCCCTCCTTTCTGGGTTGAGCAATGTTTTATATAAACAGGCTCAGCCTGTTTACAGCATTGTAAAAAAGGACGATTCGTCCGTTTCGCTGGCCGTGGCGGCTTCATATTCCGCTTCTGACAGGAGCATCCAGTCTGCCCATTGATAATCGGAGCCGTTATGATCTCTCCAGGCTGAAGCCGCCAGAGAATTGTCGTCGATACAGTCCAGCTTGTAATAGCCGTCGTCGGATCTGTAAATTATACAGCATTTGATACCGTACAAGGCAGCCATCTCTTCCGTAATAACAGGGTAACGGTCTGAAGGTTTTATATCCGGATGAATATAGACGATACTGCCGGGTCCGAATAAGCGGTTTCCATCCCGATCGCGACAGTGTATGTCAGCCAATTGTTTGAATTCCATATAGACTCCTTATTTCAGCATGCGTATATGCTGGGTGACGGTGACGGTGTCTTCGGTCGCTTTTCGCAGCTCTCTGGCGCGAAAATAACTTATATAGCCATCGTGAACGCGTTTGCAGGCGTATATTGTATCGTTGGTATATAAGTTAACACGGTCAATCTGATACAGGGTCGTTCCGTTAGATACAAGATCTCCTTCATGATATCGGGTGTTCATAGCAGCATTGCCTCAAAATCTGTTTCTGTGACATCTTCGCCGGGCGGTTCCAGCATATAATCCTGCCAACGAAATGGTACAATTTCACCACTTTTGTCAATCAGCTGGTAAGAACCGCTGTTTTTGAGGCGTACTGTAAATGATTGTCCTGCATCCAAAACCATATTCTGTACGACCTTGAGGCCGTAGGGCATTTGTCTTATGTCTGACCGAATAACAACAGTATCTCCAACTTCAAACCATTGTGCCGCGCAGTGGGCTTTGCAATATTCCGGTGTAAATTTTTCCATCATTACCTCCACAAATAGGGCTTCTTGGACTCGAACCAAGGACCTGCGCTTTATAAGAGCGCTGCTCTGACCTGCTGAGCTAAAGCCCCGCACTGAGGCTGCAGGAGTTGAACCTGCGATGCGGGAGTCAAAGTCCCGTGCCTTCCCGTTTGGCGAAGCCTCAAAAAGAAAAAGCCTGCGTGCTGATTCTATTCACGCAGGCTTCCGCAGAAAGGATTGCTGACTCGATTCACATCAGCAATTGGTGGAGACTGGCGGGGTTGAACCGCCGACTTCCTGCTTGCAAAGCAGGCGCTCTGCCAACTGAGTTAAGTCCCCATGTGCGCGTAAACCTCACCAATGTAAACCGCGCTGCTGTGTTCTTACGTCTGCCGACTTCTTCGCTTTCGCTCTATCGGCAAACCAAACGTCAGCTTAACCGCTTCTCTCTTGTGCGGAGGTTTTGTTTGCAACGCTGCAAACAAGGTATGGAATTGGATCAAAGGCAAAATCAATTGCGCAACCCAAGCCTTCTGTTCCAACGGCGTTGCGCGTGAGCTGCGCCATTTTCCGGCAGCTCGTCCCGACGAGGCCCCTGCGTGATTTGAACACGCGACAAGCTGGTTAACAGCCAGCCGCTCTGCCACTGAGCTAAGGGGCCAGTAATGTAGACATGAATTCTTCGGAGGACGGTTCCTGCAAAGCCAGATCAAAACAGTCTGGGAGAACAATGAATTCTGTTTTTCTCCCGTTCCAGTCAGGCCCCGTCACTTTGATGTAGGTTGGGCCGATTCCTGTCACTGTGCCTTTCCAGCCTGGACCAGTTACTGAGTATACCTCGGCCTTACTGTTGCCAACGACGATATCGCCAATGTTGAATTTCATAGCTCCCTCTTACAGCATCTGCAGAAAATCAGACTCTTCGACAGGATTTTGCTGTTCCACCAAGTCAAAATACTCTGCTTCTACCCAATAATCGCCTGGGCCATTCTGATTGAATACGTGAATATTGTTTCCGCTGATTTCCTGTACTGTGCCAACCCAGCCCGTTCTGGTGATCGAGTAGTGGTTGGACGCTCTGGAGTTGCCGACTACGATATCACCCACAGAAAATTTAGCCATAAGCGCTCCTTTCAAAAAGTACTCGCCCGGGGACGTAAGTTATTGTGGAACCGTCCCCGGACTTGCAGTCACACTGCCATGATCGTGTCTATCCTGCGGCATTTAGGACTGTGCCGTAAACCTTGCGTTCTTTCGGAGCAGAACGCCGGCTCAGAAAGGAGGTAAGAAAACACATGGCTCCCTGCCCGAGTTGAACGGGCTACTCCAAAACGGCGTGTCGTCGTAACACTATGGGAGCATGGATGCGAATTCTTCCTGGTTGATTTCCTGATAAAGGTCAAAGTATTTGCAATGATGCAGGTGAAACGGTCTGCCGGTGGCCCATTTGAAATCATAGATTTCGCCGACACGAACGTGCCCGAGGTATTCCACCGGATAATTGTTCGGATCCAGCATCTGTCTCGCAAAATCATCATCCATGTGGCTGCCTTGATGTGTTCTTAGTTGTTCGGCGCAGTGCCGGCCATAATCGTTGAGTATCAGAAGATCTCCTTGTTCCATAAGCATCCTTTCAAGTGATGGCGGCTTTCCAATTTTGAAGCCGCGAAATTACGGCAAGACAACTTGGAACAGCAGCGCGGACTTCGGTCACGATAAAAAAGCCGGGATAGCCCAGGAGGAGGGAGGCTATCCCGGCGAAAGGAGGTGATACGGCTGGTACGGATAGACCGACATTGACGGTCGTTCTCCGCATAAAAAGGCGGAGCCGCTCTGTATGCGGCTCCGCGTCGGTCAGTCTTCTTCGTTTTCTGCCTCGTAGATCAGTTCTTCCTGCAGCCAGGCGAGGCAATCTTCGATGCTGGCGTCAGGGTTTTCAAAGGGATCCATCAGCCGAAGGGAAACTCATCGGGAGCTTCGACCGGAGCGGCAGGCGCGGCGGGAGCTTCCTCGCCGTCACGCTTCTGCGCAGACAGGAACTCGAAGTTCTGGATGATGTTGATTTCCGGGCTGGCACGCCAGGAGCCATCCTGAGTGGACTGATAGACCGACACCTTCAGCGGACCCTCAACGAGGACCTGCATGCCCTTCTTCAGATAGGGAGCGGTGTTCTTGGCCTGATCGCGCCACATGGTGCAGCGGACGTAGGTGACGGGGCGCTGGCCTTGATCGTCACGGCGGCCGGAATTGGCGGCGACAGTGAAGGTGCAGACGGGCGTCTGAACGCCAGCGACGTTGCGGTTGACCAGGGTAGCGTCAGCGGTGAGATGTCCAACGATAGTGAGCTTATTCATGTGTTACCTCTTTCTGCCCGACTAACGGGCGTGATCAATGTTGGCGTAAGCCGAATTTGCAGAACCCGAAGGGTTCAAAATATATCGTTTAGCGCCGGAGCATTCGTCAGCAGCGCTTAACGAGCGGGGTTTGAACACCGAGGAAGCATGTTTAACCACGAAAGGATTCCTCGTAACCCTTTCATCATGGCTGCCGCCCGTCCTCGGGCGGCCTTCGTGGCGTAAAGCGGGCTGGGTAGTGAAGTCAGGCTTTCAATAAACCGGTCTTCAGAGACTTTGTTTGACCATCGTAATAGGCGTTAACAGCACGGGCGATTTTGAGCCACGCTTCCTTGTTGCGTTCTTCTTTCGCGATCTTGTTGAGCACGCAGCCCATCGTCGGGTCGAGCTGCTTGGAACCGTTGTAATACAAGCTTTTATCCATACGACAATCTCCTTTCGGGCTGCGTAAAAAACCACCATGGCTGCGCGGCGTCCTCGCCGCGCTCCGTTGGCGTAACAGCTGCCGGGCAGTGAAAATTGAGCACTTGTGCCGGCTTTCTATCTTTGTGGCGGCAAACATTCGGAATGCAAAAATGTAACAGAAATTTAACTTGACAGCATTCTGCCGAGGGCTGTATAATTGAGTCCCCGGAAAAACATCACCATGGCTGCCGCCCGTCCCCGGGCGGCGAAGACGATCGAATATAAACGGTAAACGCTCAAGATAGACTTGAACGGTTTAAGGCAAACTATAACCAAATATGTATTATTTGGTACCAGATTATACAGTACGCATTCGAAAATGGATATATATGAGAAGAGAAGAC